AATGGGATGATATGCGCAGGAAGGCGGCCCGGGCCAAAGAGATGCCCAGCGCGTTGAACGCATTCCTGCGCCTGGAGCTGGATGTGTGGACGGAGAGCGAGACGAAGTGGATGAATATGGATCACTGGAGGGCCTGTGGGACGATGGTAGACGCAGCGGGGCTGCGGGGCCGGACGTGCTACGCGGGCCTGGATCTATCAAGCAATATCGACGTGAGCGCGTTCCTGCTCGTATTCCCGCCGCAGACTGAGGGGGACCTGGTACAGGTGTTGTGTCGGTTCTGGATCCCGGAGGACTCGATGCACGAGCGAGTCCACAACGACCGGGTGCCGTACGACGTATGGGTGCGCCAGGGCTACATCACGGCGACGCCGGGCAACGTCATCGACTACAGCTATATCCTGGCCCAGGTCGATGAGGACATGCAGGCGTACGATATTCACGAGCTGGCATTTGACCGCTGGGGCGCCACGAAAATCCAGACGGACCTGATGGAGCTGGGCGGGGAGGATTTCCTGGTGCAGTTCGGCCAGGGCTTCGCCTCGATGACTGCGCCGATGAAGGAGCTGGAGAAACTGATACTGGGACACCGGCTGGCGCACGGGAATAATCCTGTGCTGACGTGGATGGCCGACAACCTGGTGGCGCGCCAGGACCCGGCAGGCAACATCAAACCCGACAAGGCGCGCTCGAGGGAGAAAATAGACGGAATGGTGGCGCTGATCATGGCATTGGATCGGGCGCTGCGGCACGAAAAGACGCGGCGCTCAGTGTACGAGGACCGGGGGCTATTCAATGTCTGATCGAGTTTGCAGGTGGCCATTACAGGGGGCTAGATAGTGATAGCTAATGCCAATAGCGTTTCGATCCCAATGGCAGATGGCAGTGCGCACTGTATCATCACGAGTCCGCCGTACTGGGGCCTTCGTAATTACGGATTGCCGTCTACCGAATGGCCCACCGTTACGTATACGCCAATGGCGGGATTGCAGTCGGTGACGGGTCAGGGATGTGAACCTAGATGGGAGCACGAATGGGGGGATGCTATTCCAGGTGATCCGCGTGGGGGATCTGGCCCGAATGCCAAGGAGGTATACGCCGATGGTGGCAAATCGGTTTATGCGAGACAGGTAACGCGCGGGAACTATTGCCAGCTCTGCGGCGGCTGGCGCGGCTGCCTGGGCCTGGAGCCTACGCCAGAGATGTTTGTCGCCCACATCGTCGGTATCTTTCGTGAGCTGTGGCGGGTGCTCAGGGATGATGGCACGCTGTGGCTCAACTTTGGGGACAGTTATGCAGCGAAAAATAGCGGGAACAATGGATACAATGACGGGCGCAGAAACCGTGACAGGCGCCGGGCCGCCGGGCTAGTATTTGGTCTCAAGCCAAAAGACCTTGTGGGCAGTCCCTGGCGGGTGGCGTTCGCGCTCCAGGCTGACGGGTGGTATCTGCGCAATGACATCATCTGGCACAAGCCAAACCCAATGCCGGAGAGTATCACGGATCGCTGCACGAAAAGTCATGAGTACATATTCCTGATGAGCAAACGCCAGCGGTACTACTACGATAATGATGCTGTACGAGAGCCGTCGAAACCGGACCCGCGCGACAAGCAATGGGGACAAACAAAACTCACAAGCCGCCACGATCATAAACATGACGCACAACGCGGTATGATGCAAACACGAACACAGGCGGAGGGATACGTGCGAATGAGCAACCCGGCTGGCCGCAATCGTCGCACCGTCTGGACGATTCCAACATCGCCATACTCCGGCGCGCATTTCGCCACGTTCCCGCCTGCGCTGGCGACTCCGTGCATCCTGGCGGGGACGAGCGCGAAGGGGGTGTGTCCGGTCTGTGGAGCGCCGTGGGAAAGAGTGGTAGAGAGAGAAGCCCACACAACAGGGAAGGGCCGCAATCACATAGCTGGCGGCGACATGACTATAGGCCAAGGGTGGGAGGATACACCGCGTGGAACCGTGTCGTCATTTACTATCGGCTGGCGTCCTACGTGTGAGCACGATGTCCCCCCTGTGCCCGCGACAGTTCTTGACCCATTCTGTGGCTCGGGGACGGTCGGCCAAGTGTGTGGAGAGACAGGGCGAAAGTTTGTTGGACTTGACCTATCGTCGTCGTATCTGCGAGAGCTGGCGCTACCGAGGGCAGAGAGGATGTGTACAGTACAATCGATGGCTGCATTGCCACTATTTGCAGGGGTAGAATGACAATGGGAAGTGGTGGAGCAACCGTGTTGGGGGCGCCGGGGGCGGTGGGGCGATGAGGATCCGGAGGCGCTACCCGGTGCTGCGGACGGTGCTGATCAATACCAAGACACACGAGACGTTTCGTGGTATACTGTATAAAGAGGGACGGCGATTCCTGGTGCTGAAACAGGCGGAGTTGCTGCGGCGGGGGAAAGAGAATATGGCAATCGATGGAGACGTGATCGTCTACGCCGAGAACGTCGATTTTGTGCAGGTGGTGAGCGGGTGATCGTGCAGACGCTGGGCACGCTGGCGGCGCTGGATTCTGGATACGCGCCGATCACACGCTATGGCAGCCTGCGGATGTACAATAACCACAGCTATGCGTACGCCGAGCTGTACCGGCGGCAGCCGAACGTGCGCGTATGTGTAGACTTCCTGGCGCGGAATATTGCCCAGCTGGGGCTGCACGTCTACCGGCGCGTGAGCGATACAGACCGGCAGCGCCTGACGGATCATCCTCTGGCAGTCCTGTTGGGACGTCCGCTGCCGCCCGAGATGAAAATGACGACCTACCGGCTGATCGAGGCGATGATGGGCGATATGGGCGTCTATTTCAACGCCTATTGGCTCAAAATGCAGCCGACAGCGGACGGGCCAGGGGCGCTGTTGCCTGTGCCGCCCAGCCTGGTGACGGTGACTGGCCGGCTGGCGCCGAAAAAATACACAATCAACCTGGGCGCGCAGCGGCTGGAGGTGAAACCCGAGGGAATCGTGCATTTTCGAGGGTACAATCCGGAGAATGCGGTCTTGGGGCTATCGCCGCTGGAGACGCTGCGGCGGATACTGGCCGAGGAGTTCTCGATGGGGGACTATCGCCAGGATTTCTGGGGCAACGCGGCGCGGATGTACGGGATCATCAAACGTCCTGCGGCCGCGCCGGAATGGAGCACACAGGCCAGGGAACGGTTCCGGTCGGAATTCAGCTCGATGTACTCTGGGGACGGGGGCGGCGGCAAAACGGCGATCCTCGAGGAGGGCATGGAGTGGCAGGAGGCGACGTTCAACGCGCAGGAGAGCGAGTATTTGAGCGGGCGGAAACTGACGCGCGAGGAGTGCGCCAGATCGTACCACATCCCGCTGCCGATGGTTGGGATATTGGACCACGCCACATTTTCCAATATTAAAGAGCAGCGTAAGAACTGGTACCAGGACACTTTGGGGCCGTGGCTGGCGATGATCGAGCAGGATATCGAGCTGCAGTTGCTGGCGGATTTCGACGATTCGGAGGGGGTTTACGTCGAGTTCAATATCGAGGAGAAACTGAAAGGGTCGTTCGAGGACCAGACCAAGGCGCTGCAGGGGTCGGTTGGCCGCCCGTGGATGACGGCGGACGAGGCGCGGGCGCGGATGAACCTGCCGAGTATGGGCGGAGACGCCGACAGGCTGGTGACGCCGCTGAACGTGCTGATCGGTGGGCAGGCATCCCCGCAGGACAGCGCGCCGAAGGCGCTGGGGCCAGGGCATACGAAAGCGGCCGGCGGAATCGATCCCACACAGCCGCGGCTGCGGCTGCAGCACGAGGAACAGTGGAGGCGCTCGCTGGCGCGAACGTTCCAGCGCCAGCAGGATGCGATCATCGGAGGCATTCCGGCGACGGCCGGCGGGGTGGTGATCCTGGGGGAATTGTGGGATCAAGCCCGGTGGAATAGCGAGCTGCAGGCAGATCTGTTCAAGTTGAACGTATTAACGGCCGGGGCGTGGGGCCGGTACGTGGTTGAGCAGCTCGACGCCGAGCTAGACGAGAACCGGATGCTGGCCTGGCTGGACGAACACTCGCGCGTGCAGGCTGAATATATCAATGGGCTGACGCGGCGCGGGATTGGCGATAGCCTGATCGAGGAGGAGCCACGGGCGGCAGCGCGGCACGTATTCGAGATTGCGATCGGGGTGCGCGCCGCCGAGATCGCGGTTACGGCCGTGACGGCCGCCAGCAATTTCGGCGCGCACGAAGGCGCGAAACAGGGCGGATTGAAAACCAAGACCTGGCGGGTCAACAGCGGCAATCCACGGCCGAGCCACGCCGCGGTCGACGGGGAGACGGTCGGGATTGGGGAGCTGTTCAGTCTGGGCATGATCTGGCCGGGGGATCCTGCCGGCGGAGTAGACGAGGTAGCGGGGTGTACGTGCAGCGTCACGTTTGGCAGATGATCTCTAGTTTACATAATTTATATTATCGGAACGTACAATCCCCCAATAACAGGCTGTACGCAGGGGGCAGATTGAGTGGGGAAACTGGAAATGCAGGAGGCGGGACGTGAAGACAAAGCGTAAGGATTTTCGGGGGAAATTGAAATTGCTGGAGGACGCGGAGCCGGGCGAGTTCGAGGCAATATTCGCGACACTGAACGTGATCGATTACGACAATGAGGTAACTGTCCCCGGCGCGTTCACGGATGGGCAGGAGGTGCGTATTGCCTCCTACGGCCATAACTGGGGCGATTTGCCCGTGGGGCGCGGGACCATCAGGGAGGAAAAGGACACGGCGCGGGTGCTCGGGAAGTTTTTTTTGCAAACGATCGGGGGCCGGGAAACGTACGAGACGATCAAGGCCTTGGGGGATCTGCAGGAATGGAGCTACGGATTCGACGTGCTGGACTGGGAGGATGGCGAATTCGAGGGGCATGACGTGACATTTTTGAAATCGCTGGACGTAATCGAGGTTTCGCCGGTGATGCTCGGGGCCGGGGTCGATACACGGACGCTGGATATCAAGGCGCGAGGGGCAAAAGCCGCAATCGGGACGCATTCGACGGCAACGACGGATGCGGACTGGGATGGGCCGGCAAATGAGGCGCGACTGCGCAATGACGAAACGGCGGCCTATTATCGCAAAATGTACGCCTGGATCGATCCGGATGGGGATCCGGAGACGAAGGCTGCCTACAAATTCCCGCATCACATGGTCGACGGCGACGGCGGCATCGGGGCGGCAAACGTCAGGGCGTGCCAGTCGGGGATTGGCATACTGAACGGGGCCCGGGGCGGTACGACCATTCCCGCTGACGACATCCAGGGCGTCTATAACCACCTGGCCCGGCACATACGAGACGGGGACGCGGAGCCTGCCGAGTTGGCTAAGGGCCAAGACGCATCGATGGATGCCAGGCTGGCGCGGTTTGACGCGCAACTGGCGCGGGTGGAGAAACTGCTGATTTCGGTCGGCGAAAGGGCCGAGCGTAATGAGAACGTGTATGGAGACGCGGGCGAGGGGCAAGGCAAGGCTGGAGACAGTACGCCGAGGACCGCTACGCCGAGCGTGTATGGCATGTTGGTGGACATTGAATTGCTGGAAAATTGCTGGAAATCTGGGGGAGCTGAGAAATAGGAGGCCAAAAAATGGCTGGCAAGGATTTGGCGGAAAAGCTGCAGAAATTGCTACTGGACGCACGGGCCATAGCGACTGCGGCTGAGGGGGAGAAGCGGGATTTCACCGCAGACGAGCGGACGAAAGTGGCGAATTTGCTGGAGGAGGCCGGGAAGGTCAAGGGACAGATTAAACAGACCGAGGATGACGAGGCGCTGCGGAAGCAAATCGACGAGATGGGCGAAGGGCTGGACGTGGTCCAGACTCCCAGCGGTTTAGTCGTGCCTGCTAAGCGCGGACGCGGCAAAACCATCGGTGAGCAGTTCGTAGCTGCAGAGGCGTTCCAGGCATGGTA